CGATGAAGTTTGTGATTTTGGTTTTATTAGTTTCATTAGGCATTACCTTCTGTATAAGTTTGTCTAGTGTGATGTAAACAGAATCAGTATCCATTGCAACAACATAGTCTTCATCTGTCTTGAGTGTGGTGTTCAACCAATCATTGATTGTCTTCTCTGCATGTTTGATAATCAACTGACCCGACAATGTGATTGCCTCTGCAAGTTGTGGGTCAAAGAATGCAAAGTATTGATTTGCCAAAGCACCATAAGCTGAGTTGAGTGCAATCTTTCTAACCTGTTGGTTATTGTAAGAACGTTTGATTAATGTATTGAGTTCGTTCTTACGTTTCCTATCTGTACAAGTTTGCAGTTCCTTCTGATACTCAATCATTTTACCCTTCCACATCTTACGTTCGTCATAGAACTTCTGCATAAGTTCGGGAAGGAATCCTTGTTTGTCGTTAGAGAACCTAGCTCCGTTTGGTGTGATACCGAGTGCGCCATCAACAATCGTTTCTTTGTTGAATAATTTTTCTACAGATGTATCAGTCAATCCTCTTTGCATCTTCTCGGGTGAGATATTATACTGCATGATGATGTGTGGATACAGTGAGTTCAAATCGAATGAGACGACCCATTCATGTTTACCCACGATAGGTTCTTTGACATATGCACCTTGAATTCTATCACCCTTTGTCTGTGATAGTTTCTGTGGTGGTGTTGCAATCTTCTGTTCCTTGAGGAAGTTGTAGATGATTGTCTCCCAATACTTAACCATACCAAATGTATCATTGTAATTACATTTTGCATTATAAGACATTGCAAGAATCAATTCCATCAATCCTAGTTTGTCTTCTAGGTCTTCTACAAGGGTAACATCCTTTACATTGTATGCAAGGAACTTGGAATAGTTTAGTCTGTATAGATGATGAAGAGAACCTTCCTCTTCATAACTCACCTTGGCTTTACCTAATTCTACTTGTGCAATGTGGTCTAGTCTGTAAGACTCTTGATTTACGAATGTATGTTTTTTGTACAGTTCTAGGTAATCAATTACATTTATTCCGTAAAGGTTGAAGACCTGTTGGGTTGACCCCCAATTGGTTTTGAATTCTCTGATATCACACATGTTCCATGGTGAAAACTTTTTATGTGATTCTGAGCCGAAGACTCTGTCCACACGATTACAAAGGTAAGTAATGTCAAAAGTGTTAACATTCCACCCAGTAATGATGTCGAACTTTTCTTTTCTCCAGTACTTGATGAACTGTTCAAGTAGGTCTTTCTCATCCTGTGCTTCATGATATGTTACGTTCGCTGGTTTGTCATCCCACGGCCCAATCCCGAATGTGTGAGCCATGAATCTAAATGGTTTGATTGTAATTGCATTGACCTTCTCGAAAGCTTGCATGGGTTCGGGAAACCCATCTTCACATTCACACTCAATATCGAGTGTTGCAATCTTGATAACCTTTGGGTCATACTTAATATCACCTTGAAACTTGTCTGCAATATATGTATAGATGTATCTATCGTATCCATGGATTTCCATTCCTGCTGTTCCAGCAAATTTTTCACGGAACTTTCTTGCACCACCCATCGAACTGAGATTTACAGCCTCAAGGTTCTTCCCATCCAATGACTTGAATGCAGAAGGTTTTTTTGTTGGGACGTAATGGTTTGGACGGTAGTCCACAGACATTTGAACCTGTTTCTTACCTTGATAACCTTTTACGAGTATTTTGTCGCGTGTTCGACAGACATTTGTGTAGAAATCCATACAGTAATTATACTACAGTGGGTCTATTCTGTCAATGTTCTTTTGTTCTCGAAATCGAAATTATTTAGAGCAGCCGACTTGATATCTGTCCAGTATGAAATTCTTTCTAATTCTTTCTCTACTGTTTCCATTGTGTCGGGATGTTCTGCAACACCTACTGCATTTTTTGTGAGGACTTCTACATTGATTTTGTGTTTCTCAATCATTGCATCAGCCTGTTTGATTTGTGCGTTAAGCACTTTTGATGTAAAATCTACCATTATTTATTTCCAGTTAATACCTTGTAGTTTGTTGCAAGGTTTGGTCTAGGTTCAAAACATGCCACTACTCTGACTTTTGATATGTCAAAGGTAAAATCCTTTGCATAAGGAATCCATGGAGCTAGACCCACTTCCATTTGTTCCCCTTCTACTGATACGATACAAGCATGTGCTTCTTCTACAGTATATTTAAAAAACGACTCTTTCACTTTACCAATAACAACGTCTCCGTTTTCTAAACGGAGGCATTTGATAAGATTAGACATTTAATACAAGCTCCTGTAGTTCTTTCGAACGTCTTCCGACCTGTCCAAACCATTTGGAATCTTCCATTTCATATGCCATTTTTTTCCAATCATGAGCTCTAGCTGCACCTATCATACCTTTAAAGTATCCTAGTCTTGTTGCACCTAAGTTAAAAGTCATGTTGACTAATACATGTTGTATATCTTCGGGTAGATTATAAAATGCTTCATCGCTTCCAAAAACATGAATTGCTTCTGCAACGTGTTTATCAAAATCATAATCATATACATCATCAACTCTTTGTTGTGATACTGGTGTTCCAACTGGTTGACCATGTTCGGGGTCACCTTCTTTGATTAGATGTCCCACTCCAAAAGTTAAGTATCCTAATGAGTCTGCATAGACTTCTAATACTTCACCTTCGTGTCTTTTAATTTGTTCCTTCAATATTTCCCTGTTCATAATTCTTGATACTCTCCTAAGTATGTTCCACCGTTGTCGGCAATGTATTGTGCAACTTTAGCATCAAAGTCAGACTCATCCGTATAAGTTATTTCGGGATAAATCATTTCTCCGTTATCTAGTTGTATTTTTACTTGTCTTGCATTATTTGGCATCTTGTTCTCGTTTCATTTGTTCATCGACCAATTCCATGAGGATTTCACCCATGAGGTCATTTAATTCACTATTATTTAGGAGTTCCTCAAGTCCAATATCTGTCTTTTCTTGGCCGTGTGGAAACCTTCTTATAGTTCTTTGGAAGTTAATATTTGGTTTACCTTCTTCGAATTGTAACTTACCATATTGGTATACTAATCCATCCCATTCTCCACCAGTCAATTCAATAGCTGCATCTTCTTCGGATGGATTTTCTACTACCATGTAGACCTTTTTATCAAATAATTCTGGCATAAATTTCTTCCTCTATTTTCATAGATGATTCTATTGAATCATTATCACGAATCTGTAGTTGTCCTAACAAGTTCATGTTTGTTAATATATTATTTATCTGACTTCTTCTTCCCTTTAACCACACTTCTGATTGTGTGTCTCCTCTTTCTGCATGACGATTATGTTCTTCTTCTAGTCCTACAGTAAGTACATAGACTCTTGCTTCATGATTATCCATTAACCATTCTATGTCTACTCCTCTAAAGTATCTGTCACCTTCTATAAGAACATGTTTGTATGCAATGTTCATTGCTTCAATGAACTCTCTAAACTGTGGGATAGAACCGTGAGAGAGCTTATCAGTTCCGCCGAATGTCTCTCCCTCGGGATATTGACCGACTACTAATATGTCACCATGTTCTTGGCACTTAAATAGTTTCATCGGTTCAATTAGATTGGGTTCATCTAACCTAGAGATAAGTCTTCTCATGAGAGTTGACTTTCCCGAACATGGAACTCCACCAACCATTATAATCATAGTTCTACTATCCTTCCACTTTCATCACAATGTGGTGTTTTATCTTGAGGTATAAATCCACCCCACTGAAAGATTTCTCTGAACTTCCATTCAAGTTCCATGAAGTTAAGTCCCATCTTGTGATAGTCAAGAGAATCCGTAAATCTTCTTACACATTCTTCTATGAACCACTCGTATCTTGCAAGTGTTTCTATTCTATCAGACTTTAAAGTCATTGATGAGGGATTCTCAACATAACCATATAACATGATAGGTGTTTGATACTTGTTATAAAGCTTCATACCATCCCACAGTATCCTGTGACATGTAGTCTTCTTCTCAAAACAATAACCTAACTCAGTTACATCTTTGTTTCTTGCTCCAGCCCATCCCTTTCCAAGAGAGTTTAGAATTTGGTTTGCACCCTTACCATCTAACGGTAGAATGTTTCTGTTCTTTCCTCTCTGTCTGTAGACCTTATATAGTAAACATGAAGTTGATAGTTCTTGAATAGTACTCTCTGAACCATCGTCATTTACTTCTGTTACATCGACATAATTGACAATCTCTTCATCTGTCTTTAAACGCATACCATCATCTGTTGATGTGATTTGTTTTAAGAATGAGATTATCTCTTCTTCGACTTCTTGATTGATTGCATTTGCATCAATCGCTTCTACTACACCTCTAATGAAGTCAATATCTTTATTAGGTTTAGATGGTAGGTTAGTATTGTTACAAACATACTTAAATGCAATGTTGTCCTTTTGGACTGGTGCATCTTCATACACATCTACTAATAGATATTCCCAACCACTTTCCGTTGCAGCTTTGTATCTGTTGAATCCACTTCTTAGAATGAAGTTTCCATCAGCAGCGACTTGTACAAATAATGGTTCTTCTGAATGTAACCAACCTCTGTACTTGAATGAAGTTTTAATCTCAATAACATTTTGAGTGAGATTGATTTCTTCTCTCGGTTGCAATGGTTCCCCTGTAATAGGGTCAATGATGTGAATCTTATCCTTGTGTACTACAAGTCTTTTCTTGAATTTACAAGTTTGATAAGTTTCTTTGGGTGGACATAGTTCTCGGGTGAGTTCTATATCGTAGCTCTTTTTTAAACCTGCGAACAGGTGTTGTTGTGTTGTCATTTTTACTCCTTATCCCACGGGGATATGATTTGACGTTTGATGTCCAAAAGGAAACGTTCCAGTTGATACATTATTATTTAGGTCTAGAAAAAGCTGTCGAGTGAACCTTTCTCCTCATACTTTCCAGCATGTGGGCCGATAGGATTCTCAGTCTTTCCAGCTCTCCCTTTAGTTGCAACATGTTCATCACAATATGCAACACATGATAACCTTACTCCTTCACCAGTGATAGGTGATACACCATGCAATTCATTTGAATCTGCAATCAGTACGTCTCCATCATCTGCTTCAATAGCAATACCATATCTAGGGAAACATAAGTATGCACCCCCAAATTCTCCAATACGGAAGACACACATAGTTGTCATTCCGAACTCTAAATCTTTTCCATCCAAATGTGCAGACATCTTTGCAGTCCCACCAGTTGAATATTTGTTTGCAGATAACGCTGTCATAGGAGCTCCACCGATATGGTATTTCTCTTCTATACATTCATCTGCAAATGTTCTTTGCATATTCCATATCTCGGGAACTGCAGTCTTTAATGCTTGTTCATTTACTTGTGCAATCTGTTGAAGGGTTTCAAACTTTTCTTTGTTTGCTTTCTTATCCATCCAACCACTTGCCTTAATCATTCCTGTGAATCTGCCACGTTTATACCCGATTAGAACTGAATGAATCTCATTTGCTTCTGCAATACGATTGAACTCACCGTTCTTCTTTAATGGATAATAACTGTTTGGAGTTCTTAGGACATAGTCTTTACCTTCGATTAATCCTTTTGCTTTCATTTCTTCGTGGTCGATAGGCCCGGCTGCATTTGCTCTCATTGTAGATGTATCATCTATAGAGAACAAAGTGTCTTTAACTGTTCTATAAGTTTTACCTTTGTATGCTTTCTTTACTATACATGCAAGTAAAGTTTCACCCATGAGTGTACCATGAGGTTTGTATATTTTAATAGTATCATCTTCTACACCAATGGATGAGATAACAGTGTCATAAGAATCTTCAGTAAGATACTTACCGTTCCATTTCTTAAATGTTTCTTTAAATCCTAAGTCTTTTGTTGCAGTGAATTCCATGGTTCTAATATTTGTCCTTTAATGTTTTCGACTAGGTAATACATACATAATGGTGCAACCATCAATCCTATTCTTGCACCTTTATCATTGTAGTCACCAGTCATTTTATAATCATTTGGTAGAGTCATTAATCTCACCATTTCTTTTGGTGTGTAAATTCTTCTACCACTGTGATGGAAATGATTACCACCCATAAACTTGGGTTGACATCCCTGTTCAGTTAATGAATGGGCTGGTAAATGTTTAGGAACTATTCTTGACATGTAGTAAGAATGTTTCTCGTCTTCGGGTTGTATGTGTCCGTTTCTAATCTGTTCTTGGAACCAAGGTTTAACAATGTGGTCTCCAATAGAAACATATGCTTGATTGTCTCTCTCATGTAGTATAGGTGTAACTCCACCACATGGGCCACAATCCTTGAACTTCTCATCGGGATGTTGTTCAAAACCATTTACCCAATGTCCTTTTGATGAATCGTCCATTGCAGTTTCTAGATAAGCTGCATCCTTCATATTCTCTTCATCGGTTTCTAAATCTTGAATTGCATCTTCAATGGATGCAAATTCTTTAACTGGGTCGGGGAAGACTGAAGACATACACATCCAAGGCATTCCAATACCTTCTAGTACATCATCACGTACACCAACCATGAATACTCTTTCTCTCTTCTGAGGTACACCATGCTGATGTCCCTTCATGATTTTCCAAGTCACTGAGTATCCTAGTGCTTCGAAATCATTTACCATCTTGTTTAGATGGTCTCTTGCATAGTCCATCGAGAGACCTTTCACGTTCTCACATACTATAACTTTAGGCATTAACCCTTCAGCAATCCTAATCATTTCCCATGTTAGGTCTTCGATGTTCTGTTGCTTCATACCATATGCCATCTTCTCTTGATTCCATCCTTCTTTCTTGGAACCTGCCATAGAAAATGGTGGACAAGGTGGTGACCCATCCATGATATCTAATTCATATTTTTTAAGTCCAGTCAGCTCCATGATTCCTTCTGCAGTGACTTCTTTAATGTCTCTACATTCATGAACTGTATTGGGGAAATTTTCTAGGTAGGTGTCAACATGAATCTGTTGGAACTCGTTCATGTATCGAACGTCACCACCTGCGAGTTTGTAACCACATGAAGAACCCCCACCACCAGCAAAGAAAGTAATGTAATTAAACTGTTTACTTTCACTGTTACGATGAAGGTCTTCTAGGTTGTATTGAAAATATTTATTACTCATCATGACTCCATTATACAGTATTTAGCACAATGCTGTCAAGGCGGTTTCTAAAGATTTTCTAATAGATTTTCTGGGCTTGAGAATTCGTAGGGGTCGGACTCTGCATTGTCTTGATAACCATCTTCGATAAATGCTTTTTCAATTACACCATCATTAACAACTATTGCATATCTCCAAGACCTATATCCAAAACCAAGATTTGATTTAGAACATTCTGCACCAATCAAGTGAGTGAACTCACCGTTACCATCGGGAAGAGGGTAAACGTTTTTGATACCTAATGATTCGAACCATGAGTTCATTACGAATGTATCGTTAACTGATACACAGTAAATCTCATCAATACCTTTTTCTTGGAACTTCTCAAAGTTCTCATCAAAGCCAGGCAGTTGTTGAGTTGAACATGTTGGTGTGAATGCGCCAGGCAAACCAAATACAATTACTCTTTTACCAGCAAACTGTTGTTGTGTGTCTAGTGTTACGAATTCACCACCGACTCTCTGTGGTAGGATTACTTCGGGTACTCTAGTTTCCCCTTCGATAATTTCTAATCCCATTATTCTTTCATCTGTCATATCTAATCTCCATAATAGTAGATACACCCATTATAGTACAAATGGGTGCATCTGTATATAGGCTTTATGAGATTTTAATTTCTAGAGGTTTATCTTCCTCGGGAATTTCTCTCACTAATTGAATAGATAAAATACCATTCTCAATATGTGCTGAATCAATTACAATATCATCTGCAAGTGTGAATGACCTTTTGAAAGAACGAGTTGCAAGAGATTTGTGTACAAATTCTCTTTCATCTTTTTCTTCTTTCTTACCTTCAATGATAAGTTGGTTCTTCTCTTTAGTAAGAGAGATTTCCTTCTTGTCAAATCCAGCAACCCCTAACTCCACGCTGAAATCTTCATCACTGTGTTTCACAATGTTGTAAGGTGGGTAGTTTGTTGAATCGTGCAAGTGTTCTGCACGGTTTAATAGTTGAACGGTTCTGTCGAACCCTATTGCGAATGGGAATGATTTCCCGAATACGTCATCGTATATAGTCATAGCTTTCTCCTTTATTAAGCAAGTTTATAATGTGCAACCTCTAATGAGCATTGCATTAATGTTCGAGAACCGAGCTCTTTTGAAGAAATGGGGTCACTTGATGTCGGCGTTGCCCAATCCAAGTTCCAAATCCGAGCTCTTTTTAAGTTCTCTTACAATGGTATTTATAACACCATACTACTATTATAAGGACTTTTTCTAAAATTTCAAGGGGGTTTTACAATTTATTGCATCTTTTTGATTTGTTTTCGACATGCCTATTATTTAATACTACTATAGTCATAAGAGTATTGACATCTCTCATGTCTTGTCGATTCATTACTGGTTGTTGCATTTCAGTAGTCATTATTGGATAGAGAACAGATGCTTTAACAAAAAACATTTTTGTCACTGATGGCCTTTCCCCAAAAAGAGGATTTGTTTCTTGAACACAATCATATTGAAGACCACGATATGTGGAATACATATCAAGAAGTTGAAGTGTTATAAATGTAGTCCACTGAAAACTACTAACTGGTTCAGATAGTGTAAACCACGACTGGTTCTGATTTTCCTTTAACTGTAATAGAGTCGACTCTAGTGAATGTTCTGTTTGGACACTGGAGATATGTTTCTTGTCCCAACAACACGTCCACCCCATCATAATTTCTCGTTTGTCCTTCGAGTCTAGCACCAAGGTTGACGGCATCTCCAATGACGGAATAGTCAAATCTAAGTTCGCTCCCCATGTTTCCAACGATGCACTCGCCAGTGTTAATCCCAATACCCACGTTAATGGGTGGAAGATTAAGCGGTTTGAGTTCTTCATTGAGTTCCTTGGTAGCAATTAGTATTTCTTCTGCAGACTTGACTGCCATCTCGGCATGGTCGGGACAATCTAAAGGTGCATTCCAAAAACTCATAATACAGTCGCCCATATATTTGTCGATAGTTCCATTATTATTTAGTATTATTTTTGTTTGCATGTCAAGAAATTTGTTAATGAGTTCCACTAATCCCTCGGGGTCGTCTTGTTTCATGTAGTGTTCGCTTATGGGGGTGAATCCACATATGTCCATGAACATGAATGTAAGTTCTTTTCTATCTCCACCTAATTTGAGTAAATCGGGGTTTTCTGCAAGTTGGTCAACCATGTCGGGAGATAAATACTTTTGGAACTGCTTCTTGATTTCTTCTTTGAGTTTGTAGGTCGTATAGTATTGATTGAAAGATGCATGACCAAAAACAATTAAGGAGGCAACCGATGAAAAGAAGGTATCGAAAAGAACGAGCTCTGAAGTCCAAATATAATAACTCCCACCCACCTGAAGTCCAACAAGTCCTAGACTCATTACCCCCGAAAGAACTGTGGGCAGTTTGTA